CTTATACCTTCAGGTTCTTCTAAAGAAGCTATCTACAATAAGTAGATTTGACAAAGTATTAGTGCTTTCGTTTATACGTTGTTATCGTCACATAGAGGGACCCGTAAAAGCTGATGTATCAACTATTATTGAACCACCTAAAAGTGGAGTTAATAATAATGTACAAAAGTTTCTACTGGATCTCTCTATGGTCTATCCAAGGATTGGTTATGGATTCAAGCTCAAGACCGTGGATAGGGATAATCCTCTCTTAGATCACTCTATACTATTCACCCCGGGAGTTGCAACACTCTCGGGATGGGTAGCTAGTGGTGCTCTAGGAAAAGGAGTATCCCGAATCCTTCTGGAGATAGCAAGGATATCTAGTAAATCTTGAAATCTTCAAGAACTAGATACCTTTATCATGAGTTTCCGTAAAGATCTTAATCTAAGAGAAGAAGATAATCATGGTATTTGCATACCAAGATTACTTCTATCTTGATTAGGATCTGATAAGTTACTCAAGTTAAAGGAACAGGTTTGAGCCCAAGAGATCATGACCAAAATAGGTCAAGGCACCTTACGGCGCCTTGCTTGTTTTGGTGATGGTCTTGGGAAAACCCGTTTCGTAGCTATCTCAGATTGGATCACACAGTATACTCTTCAACCTCTTGCACATGTACTTATGTCTATACTTCGTAAAACGAGTACAGACTATACGTACTGTCAAGAGGAGTCGATCAAGAAAATGATATCTTGATCGAGAAGAAAGGTACCTATGTGATCTTTCGATCTTACCGCAGCAACTGACCGTCTCCCCCTGTCTTTACAGGAGGGAGTACTTAAACTTATCGGATTCTCAGATGAGACTGTGATGACCTGATCTAGTATCATGGTGAATACTCCTTTCCTGTTCGGAAAAACCATATTAAAATATGGTACCGGACAAGGAATGGGTATGTATTCATCATGACCTATGATGGCCATCACACATCATCTGATTGTCCGATTAGCAGCTCATAAGTGTGGCTACATCAAATTCAAGGATTATATAATCCTTGGAGATGATGTAGTCATCGCTAATGAGAAAGTTGCTTGGGCTTACAAAGATATCATTACTAGACTAGGTGTAGACATTTCCATATCTAAAACTATCACCCCTACGGGTGGTAATTTTAGATGTGAATTTGCCTCCAAACTAGTCTGTAATGGTACCAATATAAGCCCTTTACCTGTCGGTTTATTGATACAGAACAATATACAGAGACTAATTAGCCTCTGTAAAAGTGTTCTGTTTTCAATAAGTCACCACAAGGTAGATACTCCTCTTGCAAACCTGTTGCTGGTCATGGCCCCAAAGGCGGTTAAGCCTTTGAGTGGATCGTTTAAAATCCGATCTTACGGATTCGGGGAAGATATCAATCTT